GTGGTGGCCAACAAGATCAAGAAGGTTTTCAACCCGCAGGCTCGGCCTGTAACCCAAGAGAAGGAGGACGATATGTCCCTGACTAAAGAAGAGAAGGCCGAGATTGCTAAAGAAATCGGCGAAACCCTGTCGGCTAACCTGTCCGACGCCCTGAACAAGGCCATCGGCCCGGTGACTGAACGACTGGCTGCGTTGGAAGCGAACCAGAAGGAAATCACCGACAACCTGACTGCCAACAGCCGCGCCAAGGAAGAAGTTATGCGTAAGGCGGTAGCGGCCAAGTTCGGCGAGACCGTGGCGAACAGCCTGTCGGGTGATGCACTTGCTGAGATGCACAAGCAGTGCGGCAAGGCTGCGCCCATTGGTAATAGCTCCGCCCGGGGCAACGACGGCGACGATCAGCAGTTCGATCAAGTGCCGGACTGATCCAGCGCCCAACCCTACTAAGAAACTACAGGAGACGTCAAAATGGCCGTCAAATGGAACAAGATCTACCGGGGCGGCGTACAACGCACTACCCCGGAAACCCGCGAGGTTGTCTACACTGGGCCCGTCAGCGTGATTCTGCCGGGCGCTGCCGTAGCTTTGGATGCGGATAATGGTGTCACAGGCGAAATCGGTGCTGCCGATTTCTTTTATTTGGTCGGTGAGCAGCTGCACGGCTCCGTGGACGACAACCAAGTCGGCAGCGGCAGCAGCCTGCGTCTGTACACCCCTCGCTCCGGCGACCTGTATGCGGGTCGCGCAGCAGCTGGCTTGGTTATTGTTGACGACCTGCCGCTGACTATCAATGACCAAGGGCAGTTCGCGCAGGCTGGCGAGGATGACCCCGTGTTCGCTTACGTGGACAACCCCGCCAGTGCGCACCCCGGCACCGAGACCCCCACTGTCGCGGATCAGTTGATTCCGATCAAAATCAAGTAAGGAGATCCAGACATGGCTTTCTACGTAAACAAAAAACAACTGGAAGCAAACGCCGGTCTCCGTCGTCAGCACCAGTTCATCGTCAACTCTCGCCGCGCCAACTGGGATCACGAGACCCGGCTGATGGAAGTCGGTGGCCTGGAAGTCAACGAAGCTCGTATTCCGGCTGAGGTCTGGCGCGACTTCGACACCCAGAGCATGCGTCTGATGTCCGGTGAAGAGGGCGGCGTCCTGCTGCAGGACCTGATGCCTCTGGCTCGGAACGTGCACATCGGCAAAATCGTCAGTGAGTATCGCCGGTATGGCGAGACCGAACTGGAAGTGCGCTCCAGTATCGACGGCCAACACGCCAAGCCGGTCAATCGTACCAGCTTCGATTTTGATGGCTCTCTGGTGCTGGTGCATTCGACTCAGGTCGGTCGCATCTGGCGCGAATTGGAAGGCATGCGCTCCGAGGGCTATGACGCCCTGCTGGATGATCAGGCCGAAGCTACCCGTTATGTTCGTCGTCGCACCATCGACAACTTCATCAACGGCACCGAGGACCTGACCTGGAAGGGCTACCACGCGTACGGGATCAAGGAGAACCCGAATACACTGGCGCTCAACCTCGGTTCGACTGGCGGCGGTCTCAACGTGGACATGACCAGCCCGACACTGACTTTCGAGCAGGCCCAGCAGGTGTTCATTGCGGTCATGCAGACTATGCATGGTGGCACCAACAATGCTGTCGGTGCGGTCACTATCTACGTGTCGTCGGAAATCTGGTATAACCTGATGCGCATCGCGCAGCCGGGCACCAGCAACACCGAGACCATTCTGACCGCTCTGCTGCGTACTCCGGGTCTGGCCGGTGTCAAGATGACCGACACTCTGCAGGGCAACGAGATGTTGGGCATCATCCTGAGTTCCCAGTATATCCGCCCGATCGTGGGTATGCCGGTGACCACCACCCCGATTCCCCGCGTAACCCCCATGGATGACTGGCATGTTCTGGTGTGGGGTGCGTCGGGTATTCAGGTCCGCGCAGACTCTATGGGCCGCTCCGGCGTTCTGTACGCCCGGTCGTACACTCCTTAAGGAGGTCAAAATGGCCAACAAAAAGCAGCAGTACGAACTGACCCGGCCTATCTACGGGAGCAAAACCCTGCAGCCGGGCACCATCGTGGATTTGACACCGGAAGAGGCCGAATCCTTGTTTTACCGTAGCCGGGTGCGTAAGCTGCACTCGGGGGCGGCTGAATTGGTGCCAGCAGTGGCACCACAGGGCACCAACACGGACGATGGTGCCCAAGGCGATATCTCCGAGGGTACCGACCAACAGGACGAGGATAACACCGACTTCGATTGGGAAGACTACCGCGAGGGGGTCATCGCCGAACTGGAAGGTCAGGGGCTCGATTACGACCCTGAATCTCCGGCTGAGGAACTGGCCGCGCTGCTGGACGAACAAGTTCGCGAAGCAGTTGTGCTGGCCGCGCAGTAAAAACACGGGGCTTCGGCCCCGTACCTAACATAAGGGGATGAGCATGTTAACAAAGGTCCAGATAGTCCAGTATCTGACTTCGCAGGGGTTGACTCTGCCGGACTTCCTTGTGGATCTGCTCATCACCCAATCTGCAGAGGCAGATGACTGTCTGGCGGAGCACTATAGCGAGGCTACCGCAGACCTGATCAGGCTGTATCTGATCACTCTTTTGGCGCTGGGCCAGAACAACTCGTACATCACCAGCCAGAGAGCGCCTAGCGGTGCATCTAGGTCGTTCCAGTTCAAAGATCTGTCGACCCGTTGGAGTTCGGCCCTAGCGGCTCTCAGGAAGCTGGATACCCATGGATGCGTGACCGGCCTGATTCCAGAGGACCCGACCCAGCAGCTGTTTGCAGGCATCTGGACCGCCCGTGGAGGATGCTTCAATGAGTAGCATCGCCCGTTGGACGTACGTTAACGTCGCCAAGATCCGCCCGTTCGAGGGCATCAATTTGGAGACGCAGACGCCGGAGTATGGCGAAGAGTACGAGATCCTTTGTGACTATATCGGGTCCTCGGAGCAGGCTCGGTCTAATGACGGCGCTGAGTTCATTACCCGTCATACTATCTACACAGAAGACAAGCGCCCGAAGTTCCTCGACTTGATACTGTTGCCGGGGACCGACGATTGGCAAGAGGTTCGGTCCCATACCGAGTATCCCATGGGGGCATTCGACGAGCCGGACTCGCCTGACTTCAGGATGTTCACATGACCGACAGTAAGAAAGTGATAGCCGCCGCCATTGACCTGCTCCATGAGCTTGACGTGGACCCACGGCACCCGACCCTGAGAGAGCTGGAGGGGCTGCTTCAGGATGGCCCGGATATCGCTCAAGATGCCGTTCTGAATCTCACAGCGGTGATCAAACAAGGCGGCATCTACGAAGTGACGGATCAGTTCGGACGTCAGATTAACGGCGTCCATTCCGTGGCAGTGTTCAAAGACCAGCATGGCCGTGACGTCATGCAGATCAACCTGTAGGGGGCGATATGGCTGTCGACGGGATCAAGAGAGTATCGCTGAACAGCAAAAAGCAGTTCGAACGGATAATGGGGCCGGTTACTGAGCGGGCCGTGTACGTGCTGCTGAGTCAAGGCGCTGCCATTGCTGATACCATGACCCCGATTGATACCAGCAACCTGATCAACAGTCGGTACGAGCCTCAGATCAGCCAAGGAAACGGCGTCACTCGGGGTTCCGTCGGATACACCGCAGCCTATGCGCCCTACGTTCACGATGCACCCGGCACCCTGAAGGGGCTGCCCCGGAGCATGTTCGGTGGCGGCACTGGCAATTTTTGGGATCCGAACGCAGAGCCGCAGTTCCTTGAGAAGGGCATGGAAGAGGTACGGAAGGACGGACGAGCCATCTTGGAGAAGATATACCGTGTATGACGCTCTGATGGACTGGATCAAAGAGATATTGCCCGACTACGTGGTTAGCCGGGGGCAGTGGGTTGAGCACTCCAGCATCCACGGTCGGTTTGTATGCGCCGTGCTCCAGAATGGTGGCCCGAAGATAGACGTTGAGGTGCGGCGTCCTCGGTATAAGCTGATCCTGTTGGGTCCCCGGAATGGGCGAGAGCATACAGGGAAAGTACAGGGCGATGCTGAGTTGATTCAGCAGGCCACCATGGACCGGGAGCCGCCTTGCGGGGCGGTCATCCTGTGGACCGCAGGCGAGCCAGTAGGGCCGGGTTTCACGTCCGAAAACCGCCCTTGGGTGCAAGTAGACTTGCAAATGACGTACTAGCCCGAAAGGGTTCAACGCCGGACGACCGGCATGTTAAAATAGGAGGCCATCATGGCTTGTAAACAGTTGAAGTTCGCCGGTCGCTCGGTCGTTCTGGAGTATGCGATCAAGTGCGGCGATGAGTATCCGCTGGAAGGCGATTGGAAACGCATCGGGTCGATGCGCACCAAGGAGCTGACCATTGAGTGGGACACCATTGACGCAACCGCTGATGACGGTGTGGGTGCACTGCGCGAGAACCTCGCCAGCTTCCAGACCATGACCATTTCTGGTGATGGTGTGGTGAAGGCTGCTGGCGCTGGCTCTGCCGACCTGATTGCTCTGCAGAAGCACGTAATCAGGCCAGAGGCTACCGGAGGTCAGCCGACCGTGTGGCTGCGCATGACCTTCCCGGATCTGACGTTCATCGCTTATATGCTGATGAGTTCGTTCAGCCGGAGCGCTCCGTATGATGATGTTGTGACCTACAGTTTGGAAGCTTCGGCTACAGCGTCTGACTTCGGCCTGATCGTTGAAGACACTCCGGACCCGGATGCCCCCGACGTGACCAGCGTGACCGTTGAACCGGCCACCCTCACTCTGGAAGTAGGGGAACAGGCCACCCTGACTGCCACAGTGGCTCCGGTGGGCGCGCCTTCTGGTGTGGTATGGTCGTCGGATGATGTCGAAGTCGCCACCGTGGTGCCCTCGACAGGCGAGGTCACCGCTGTCGGCGTAGGCACCGCGACCATTCGGGCATCGAGCACGGGGGCGCCCAGCGTGTTCGGTGAGTCTATTATCACTGTCGAGGAAAATCCTTGATCCTCACGGAAATAGGAGAAGTAGGGGTGCACGTGGGAGACCGCGTGCATTCCCTGCTGCCGTCCTTGTATGCCATGAGCCAACTCGGTGAGCCATCAGAGATAGTGGAGATGTACGCCATGCTGATGACTGACCAAGTGACTCGGGTCGGAAAGCGTGAGCAGTTCCGGGCGGCTCTGGGAGTCATTCACGCTTGCGCCGATAGCGATGTGACAGATATCTTCGGGTACATCAACGAGCGCATGAAGTATGTCGTCAAGATGGCCCCGATGAGCGACATTTTAGTACTAGGTCGCCACCTGATCCAGCATGGCGTGACGGGGGTGTTACCGCCCTTGCCGAGGGCTGCTCGGGCCGATGACGGGGGGAGGTATACTCCAGAATTTGTGGCGAGGGATCATGTGGCGACTGCAGTGGCGCACTTGGGGGTATCAGAGCGCGAGGCGTGGAGCATGACCATGACCGGCCTAGTGTCGGCACTCAGGGCCAAATATCCGCCCTCCCCAGATCTCAGTCCCGGTTCCAATGCCCCCTCTATCGAGGAGCATGACGCCGCCTTGGAATGGCACGATAAGGTTCTTGCGAAAAGGAACAAGATGAATGGCTAGCGGCAACCTCGGTACTCTTTATTATCAGGTGCAGGCCAACACGGGCAAGCTGATCGAGGCTGAACGCCAAGTGAGCCAGTCCGCTGGAACCATGGCCAAGGATCTTGGTCGGGTAGATACTGCCGCCAAAAACACCACAGATAGCTTGACCGGCCTGGCCAGAGCCGTTAAGACCGTGATCGCCGCAGGCGTCGTCCGTGAGCTTGCCGGGTGGGTGCAGCAATACCAAACGATGGCTGAACGTGTACAGATGGCCACGGACAGCATGGACGAGTTTGAGTACGTCCAAAAGCGCCTGCAGACAACCGCCGACGGGACTTATCGTAGGCTGTCCGAGGCGCAAGAGTTGTATATCCGCACCGCAGCTGGTCTTAAGTCTATGGGCTATGAGACTAACCAACTGCTGGATGTCCAAGATTCGCTGTCGTATGCGTTTGTTACCAACGCTACCAGTGCTGACCGCGCATCGGCGGCGATCAGCCAGTTTTCCAAAGCCATTAACACCGGCAAGGTCAGCGCAGACCAATGGGAGACTATAACCAGTGCCATCCCGTCTGTCATCGAAGATATCGCTAAGGCGAGTGGACGCACCGCTGCAGAGGTCCGGGCGCTCGGCGCGTCTGGCAAGCTGGCAGCCCGCGACCTTACTGAGGGTCTGCGTAAGTCTCTGGAGGAAAACCGCGCAGCCGCAGACAACATGGCCACCGACCTTGTTGACGCCAGCGTCCGAGTACGCAACGCCATTACCGTAACCCTTGTTGCGATGGAAGAGCAGACCGGCGCGGTTCAGGCGGTCACAGACGGCATCATAATGGCGGCAGAGGCCCTACTGGAGTTCGGGCAGGACGCCGAGAAGATGGAGGCGTTTCTAGATGCGGTGACAGTTGCGGCAACAGCAACGGCGGCTGTGATTGCAGGGCGGCTTCTGACCGCGCTGGGCACCAGTACCGCAGCGATCTATCAGAACACCCTTGGTGCACGAGCGAAGGCGGCGGCAGAACTGCAGGCGGCACAGTCGGCAGCCGTGTTGGCGGCACAGAACCTGATACAGGCGCAAACGGCAGAGCGAGCTGCACGTGGGCTGTCTACTCATGCTGCTGCTGCTGCGAGCCTGAAGGTGGCTGAAGATGCCGCAACCGCAGCAACTACCCGATTGACTGCCGCGCAGGCGACGATGGCTGGATCGTTCCGGGTATCGACTGCCGCTGCAAACGGCTTGCGCGCTGCAATGGCGTTCCTTGGTGGGCCCACCGGCGTGATTTTGGTCGCTGCTGCTGCATTGGCGACGTGGCACCGGCGCACCCAAGAGGCGCGAAACTCGACACTTGAGCTTAGCAGT